CAAATACAACCTCTCCACTACCTTGTAACCAATTTATTAATTTAAGTGGATTATCCCCTTTATAATCTGCTTCGACTGGTTTAGTGTCTCCGCTATAACCATCTTTTTCAGTTAGAAATCCATCTCTACCAGTTATTTCGGTTTCGGTTACTCTCTCTGTACTTAATTGGATAGGAGGAAGTGACACTATTTTCACTCCCATATCTTCGGCTTTTATACCATTCCATATTAATGTTTTTTTCAATAGTATCACTCTCCTAATATTTCTTTTGTCTTAGTCTGTAGACATTTAGTTCATTTGCCATTTGTTCAACATTTTGATTTGTGTGTTGATGATATTCTCCAATTTGTAATGTTAATCCATTATCATTATGGGTTACCGAATTGCTTGAATTACTTGCTATATTGCCTAAAATTAATGATTTCATAGCCGATTGTTCTGCATTGATACTATTCTTCATGGCTGATACTTGCCTTGTGATTTCTGCTTTCATATCTGCTACACTTTGCATATGATTATTTATTGCAGCACCTTTGCTTACATAAGCTACTGAACCATTTGAAGTTTCCCACCCTAATTCGTCTACGTTATATAATCCCGCACTTGGATTGCTTGATGTTCCTGTTGCATATCCTGTAGTAGTAGCATTGCTTGTAGTACCTCTTAAAGATACCATTTCACTAACTGCATCCTGTACACTTTGTTTGCTTGAATTTAAACCAGTCAATAAACTATCTGCTAATGATTGCCCCGCATTTTGCCAGTTTGGAGCGTATGAATTTAACAATGTAACTAAATCATTGTTATTGCTAGTTAATAATGTATATCTAGTTTGTGCATTTAAAGAATCGGTTTCGAGTAACTTAGAATAATATTCATCAGTCGCTTTTAACTTCTTTTCTTCATTTGCTTTTTGAGTATCATATTCATCCTTTAACGCTACTTTTTTTGCATCTGATTTTTCTGTTAGCAATGTTTTTTCTGCTTCTAATTGTGCTTTTTGATCTTCAATATTCCACGCATCTTCTTTAGCACTCAATGCTTTTTGTGAATCTTTAATTTGTAATGATAAGGCATCCTTATCGGCTTGACTTTTAGTATTTGCCATCTTTGTTTTTAATACATTTATATTATCATTAGCTGCTTTTCTTTCATCTGCTCTCGATGTATCTGTTGTTTGTGCATCTAGTGCTTTTATCTCTGCATCTATAGTATCAGTTTTATTTTTAGTAAGTTTGTCTATACTATCAACTTGTGAGTTGTATTCTTTTTCTAACAATGCAAGTTTATCATTGCTTACTTTTTCTGCTGCTGCTTTTTCTTCTTCAAGCTGTGCCTTTATTGCAGTTGTAGTTGCTTCGGCTATTTTAGTTAGTCTGTCTTTTTTATCATTTGCAATTTTAACTTGTTCATCTGCATCTTGTTTAGCAATAGTAATATCTAATTCAGCAGTTTTCTTTGCTAAGTCTAACGATTTATCCGCATTATCTTTTGATATTTTATACTCTTCATCACCCAAAGCTTTTTTAGCATCTGTTGTCATATCACTTATTCTGTCAACTTCTGCTTTAGCATCTATATAAGCTTGGTTATCGTCTATACTCAAAAGATTTGCTTTATCCTTTGTATATGTGGCATTATCTAATTGACTTTGAACACCACTAAATGTTCCACTTGTTGAGTTCATTGAATCTATAATGTTAGATGCAGTTTCTTTAGTATAATTTTTAATTTCTCCAGTATTATTAGCAACTCTTCCTAAAACATCAGTTAAAGTTTTGACTATAGGAATTATATTTTCCCCTATTTGCTTTGAAATTTCATTATTCATTTCATTAACACTTGTCATGTGATCATTAATGCCATCGCCACCATTGTAATGATTACCTATTAAATAAGCTAATCCATTATCTAACATCTTAACATTGTTATTATTAGCGGTTTCCCATCCATGCTCATTTACGTGTGATAGGCCTGTTCTTAATGTTGTTGTTCCTGTATACTTATCTGATACACTTCCATCAGCATTTAAATGCGTTCTGTTTTCATCAAAAGTATCTTGTTGAGTTTTAATATATATTGTCTTAGTGCTTGGTATTTGTAATATTTTATTTATAACATCTTGTAAATTTGAAATAGTACCATCTGCATTGGTTTTAATTTCAATTGGCGTTCCGTTTAGGTTGTATATTCCTGTCATTGTTCCATCTTCGGCAGTTTGTAAATTTTCTAATGAACCTACCGTTTGCTTATTTGCACCAGTTATTTTTCCACTTGCATCTATTGTAGCCCCGCCCAAACCTTCTAAGGCAGTTTGACAAGTTGCTGCTAATTCAGCGTGTGTTTGTCCTAATTTTTCATTATCTTTTGCCATTTGGTCAGTATATCCACCGACTTGATTGCTTGTTTCAGAATATGCACCAGTAATTCTTCCTGTTGCTGCATCATAAGTTACGGTTACATCTTCCATAGCTTTAGAATTAGTATTGTATAGTTCATATGTCCCGCTTTCAGTAATAGAGTTTAACCCAGTAAATGTATCATTCATTGTTTTAAGTTTTTTTTGTGAATCTGCATCCGCTTTTGTTAATTCTTGTCCACTATATTCATTAATTAATGCAAGTGCTTCGGGATTCTTTTCTTGTAATATTTTAAGATATTCGTTCCATTCATCAGTTTTTAATTTTGTTTTATCATCTCTAAGTTTTGTAAATTTATCTATTTCAGTTTGAATTGCACCTTTATTTGCTTCATCTGCATTAGCTAAATTTAATTTAAGCATATCTATTTGTGTATCATAACTAGCCTTGATTTTAATATTTTCTTCATCTATAGCCTTTTTCTTATCTTGTAATAATTTTGAAGCATCTTCGGGATTAACTTTTGAAACTCTTGCAGAAAAATCATTTTTAGCATATGCCTTTTCTTCTTGTGTTCCTCCTACTGCTGCTAATTCAATTTCTTTTATTTTATTAAGTTTATCTTGAACGTCTTTAACCTCTTGATTATTTAATACTCTTTTTTCATCTACCGCTTTTTGCTTAATAGCTAAGATTTCACCTTTAAGTTTATTTTCCTCTGTAATTTGAGTATCAAAACCTTTGGAAATAGAATCCAACACTTTCTGTTCTGTTTCATCTATTTTATTATCATCCAATTTAAATAACTTACTTAAAGCATCTTGTGATTCTGATTGCTTACCTTTGATACTTATTATAGCATCATTAACCATCTTGTTTATTTGATTATTAAAATCAGAACTTTCACTATCTGTTATTATTCCATCTAAATTCATAGTTTTTAAGAATAATTCAAAGTTATGTAGTGTGTCTGTAGATTCTTCAACTTTAGTTTTAAAACTGTCTGAAATATTATCACCAAAAGCTTTGTATTCAATGCCTAAATCTTCTAATTCTTTCTTAGATTTAAAAGTATAACCACTCATTCCGTTTATTGCTTTTTCCCAGTCTGACATTCCATCAGTTGTAGTAGAAAGTTTTTCTTTCATTTGATCTTGACTTGTATTTAAAGCTGCAATAGTTACACCTAACCCCGCAAAAGCTGCTACTACTGGAATTATTGCGGGTGTTAATGCAGTTATTCCACCTAATAGTCCTGTCATTCCACCCGTTGCGGTTGCTGCTTCTGTTGCACCAAACAACGAACCTATTCCGCCCGCTACTTTAACTAATCCCCCTATACCAGTTGTGAGAGTTCCTATTCCTTTTATAACTGGACCAAGTGCTGCTGCTCCCATTAACAACTTAGCGTAAAATTCTTGTTGTTCGGGTGATAAGTCCGCAAATTTATTTGCTAAATCTTGTATGTAATTTGCTAATTCAGTTATAATTGGTGCAAAATCTTCTTCGACTTTTATAGCTGCGGTTTCTATGCTCCCTGTCATTTGTTCAATAGCACTCTTTGCATTATCTTGCATAGTTTTTGCCATGTCTTTTGCTGCGCCATCAGAATTTTTATAACTGTTAGTTAAATCATCTAAAGCACCCGAACCACCTTGTACTAAAGCTAATAGTCCACTCATAGCTTCTTGTCCAAATATTGTTGCAGTATAGTCTTGTTTTTGTTGGTCTGTTTTGCCTTCTAAGGCTTTTGAGTATTCACCTACTATTGTACTTAATGATTTCATTTTTCCTTGTGAATCAAAAGCATTAAACCCAAGCGTTTTCATATCTCCCGCCGCTTCTTTGCTTGGACTTGCTAATCTTACTAACATTTCTCTTAATGTAGTCCCCGCTTGACTTCCTTTAACTCCATAATTACTTAGTTCCCCAATAGCTGCGGTTGTTTCTTCCAAACTCCATCCCGCTGCGTGTGCATTTGTAGCGACATATTTCAATGCTTCTCCTGTATCTGCTACTTGTGCATTTGTCTTTGCTGCATTTGTTGCTAATACGTCCGCAACATGGCTTGCATCACTTGCTTCTAGTCCAAACCCTCTCAATGCACTCGCTGCTATATCAGAACTAGTTGCAACACTTTCACCACTACTTGCTGCTAAATCTAACATCCCTGGCATTGCTGACATTATTTCAGTTGTATTAAATCCCGCACTTGCTAAATTTTCCATTCCATTTGCTGCTTCTTTTGCACTAAAAGCGGTATCGGCTCCAAGTTGTATTGCTTGACCTTTTAATTTGTTAAATTCTTCACCAGTTGCACCACTAATAGCTTTAACTCTACTCATTTGAGAATCAAAGTCCAAACCAACTTTAGTTGCTGCAACACCTACTGCAACTAAAGGAACTGTTAACCCCATAGTTAATTTAGTACCTACATTAGATATTTTATCCCCAACTTTTACAATACCTTCTCCAATGCTAAGAGAACCCATGTTTTTTCTTATAACTGACCCTGTTTCTTCCGCTTTCTTTTCTATCTTGTCTAATTCTTTTACCGCACTAACACTTGCACTTTTAAACTCTCCGTCTAATCCATTTAAAGCATCTCTATCAATATCTAGTTTAATCTTTTTATTATTTAAACTTGTTAGTCTAGTTTCTAATTTAGCAATGCTTGCTTCGGCTTTTTGCATATCCTGTTCAATACTATTTTTAGATTTTGTATCTGTCGCTTTATCATAAGATGTTTTTAATTCTGTTAGTTTCTTCTTTTGTGCATCTATTTTAGTGCTAGTTTTATCAATAGCCGATTCAACGCTTTTCATTTGACTTGCTATTTTACTACCATCTATACTTTTAAAAGCGGTCCCAACTTTCTTAACTGAACTTTCCGCCTTATTCATGCTTTCAGTTATGGTTTTACCCGCACTTTCAACAACCTTATTTACTTCTTGTATATCCTTTTTAATTCCACTATTATCTAGTTTAGTATTAATTTTTATAGTCCCATCACTCAAATTATTCACCTACCTTTATAATTAAAGCACCTATTATAACAATAAGTGCTTACTCTAATTCTGATAAATCCCCACCACGTTTTAGTATTTCGGCTATACTATTACTGTGATTAACTTCTTTTTCATCTTTTGGGATTGCATATATTTTCTTTAGTTTTTTGTAATGTTCTAATTCAGCACCTTTTAGTCCTGTTGTATCTGTTGCTCTTATACTCATAATTCTAGATATTTCATTATCTGCCTTTAGCGACCTAAATAGAGATTTAAACTTCCACCAATGTAAACTATCCTCTAATTGTAAATCTATTCCGTACTGGTCTAAAAAGGCTGAATAGATATAGTCTGCATCATATTCAAAAGAATAAGTTTCTTCTTTGTTTGTTACTTGTTCTTCATCATTTTTGTCCTCTTTACCACACCTATAAAACCATAACATTTGTTTAATGGTTTCTTTGATATTATTAGTAACATGATTATATAGTTGTATATTAGCAATATCATCATTCATAATGGTTTGGTCTAATATTGGATAATATATCTTTAAAGCTTTGTTCCAAAATTCTTCATCTTCTAAGTTTTCTTTGAATATTCCCTCAAACATAATAGAATGGCGGAAGTCAGAATTTATGCTGACTTCCACCCCTTCAATTATTAATGTTTGGGGTAATTTAGTTAACAATAAATTATTCATTTAATTACCCCTTTCTTACTATGCCTTAGATGTTACTGTAGCAACCCCTGTTTTCTTAGCTAAGTAGCTTGAATTAACTTCTACTATGCAGATTTGGTTGCCTGTTACTGCCGTTATGTCACTAATTCCATCCCAAACACTATAAGTTATGCAACTATCATTTAATACCGGTGGTGTTACTGTACTTGCAGTTTTGTACATATAAACATTACCATTTGTTAATACTGGCGAAACTGTAATTTTAGTTGTTCCACTAGTTGCTCCAGCTACACTAGATAATGTTAATGTTCCAAGTGTTTCAGTATATTCACCCTCTGTAAATTCTTTTGTAGTTACATCAAAATAACCCATTATCGGATCACCTACGCAATTTAAGTTACCACTTGCTGTTACTGTTTCTCCTCCCGCGCCGTTGAAATTAGATACTTCTACTGCTACTTTAAATTTTCTAGCTTTAAAATATCTTGTTGAACTTGTTGCAGCGGGTGCAAATAATTCAACTCTTATATATTCTCTTTCAGCATCAGAACCTACTTCGTGATTTCTTCCAATATTGTATAGTTCTTCTATTGCTACTGTTTCAGCGGTATCAACTATTAAATCAGTATCAAAAGCAAATTGAGTTTTATACCCTTTTACTGTGCTAGATTCTGTTTTATCATTTATATAAGTCTTGCTTTCAACTTGCGCCCCTACTGTTTCATTAAGAGTATTAAAACCCGCTCCCATAAGTGCAAAATTACTTGTTGCTTTGATTAATAAATAATCCGATATGTCACTTCTTACAATTTTACTCATTATTCATCCTTCTTTCATATATTATTTTTTTGGTCATAGATTAATTGAACTTGTATACAATATCTAGCAGTTGTTGCATCTGCTGCATTGTCAAATAGATACCCACCTGTTAATGCTTTTATTTTGCTTGGCGTTTGTCCTTCTTCCATTGTTGGTAAAATCTTTTTAAACGAATTACTTTTTAACCATTGTGCAAACTGTTCGTAGAAATATATATTGGTAATATTAACATCTTCATCACTTCCAAAATGTTCGATACTGGTAAGTGTGAATATAAATTGGTTCTCGCTATCTCCATTAACATATGTTTTTAATTCGGGCTTACATACTGTTTCATTAATGCTATAACTGGTTACATTGTCACTTTGAGAATAATCTACTTTTAGTGATAGAATACCATTGCTAGATTCTTGTAATAGTGGACATAGCTTTATGTAGTTGTATAATGAATTTAATATACTCATTCTACTTTTCCCCCCACAAAATCAGCGACCGATTTCTCTATTTCTTTACCTCTATCCGCATACATCCTCAAAGTCCATTTCATGCCGCGCATCGGCGAGCCTTGAAACTTAATATCTTTGTCTGTAGCTTCTAGTGGATTGCCCGCCATAACTTTACCTTCCCACATTCTGCGTGCATAAGGACTGTTATAAGTTATTGAATCAGCAGTAAGCGTTGCATTGCTTTTAAGAGTTCCTGTATCCATTGGTGTATACCCATCGGATAACCTTTTAACTTCACTTGTAAAAAATTGTTGTGCTTTTCCGCCTGTTTCCAAGTTTCTAGCCTTCAATATTTGTTCTGTATTGTTTAAGTTAATAGTTACTGTTGTACTCATGCTATTTTGCCCCTAACTGATAGTGCCTAAGCGCCTTACTACCATTATCGTTTATAATAATAGACATAACACTCACCACATTATCCAACTTATCTAAATTGGTGATAGGGTTAGTAGTTGGTACAAACTCAAAAGCACATTCACCCTTGACAATTCTATCAGTTGCTTGAAAAGTAAAATAATTATCTCTATTAACTAAATTCACATCATTCCATGCTTTAGGAGATAAATAAGTTTTATTGCTAAAGCTATTAATGAAAGGAATAAATATATTGATTGAATCAGCTATATTTAAAACTCCTTTGCCTGTTTCTGTTGTACTAACTCCAGCAACTTTTTGTCCTTGCCAGTTTGCTTTTTGAATGATGGTTTTTTTATAGCACTCTTTTAATGTAATCTTATCTATATATTTGTTGTATACAGTTATACTGCAATTAGTAAGCATAATAATTGCCT